TATATCACTGCTACTACGAGACAAGGTAGGTGGTGAAGCTGTTAATTTATTACCAGTAGAAAAACCACAAGACATTTATCGTAATGTAAGTGACATGGTTACTGAAGCTTTAGAAAATGAAGAAGATGAAACTGTTTATCTAAATTACAAATCTAAAAAACAATTAGCTCAAGACTGGTTAGCACTAGGTGTAAATCGTAAAGTTGCAAAAAGACCAGTAATGATAATTCCATATTCAGGAACTTTGTATGCTTGCAGACAATACATTGAGGACCATGTTACTGAACTAAAAGATGAAGGTATCTTTCATAACTGGAAAGTACAAAATCAAGATGGTGATGACATAGAAAAATTGTTACCGCCAACTCAGTATCTTGCAAACATTATGTGGGAAAAGATAAATGAGAATGTTCCAAAAGCTAGAGAGTTGATGAACTGGTTACGTATCATCGCTAAAGTTATCTCAAGACAAAACTTACCAATACGATGGACCACACCACTTGGGTTTCCAGTAGTGCAATGTTATCGAACTGTTAAGTCTAGGAGAATAGAAACTAAGATGGGTGATAGTATTGTTAAGTTATCATTTATACGTGAGACAGATAACATAGATAGGCAACGCCAAAGTGCTGGCATATCACCAAACCTAATTCATAGTCTTGATAGTGCATGTTGTTTAGCAACAATCAATGAGATGAAGAAGATGGGTATAGATGATTTCAGTATGATACATGATAGCTATGGAACTTCAGCAGTCTTTGTTAGTAAAATGTCAGAAGCACTTCGTAATGTTTTTCATAAAATGTTTTCAGTAGATATACTGCAACAATTCTATGATGAAGCTTGTGAGATTATTGAAACAATACAAGACCCTGAAGAACGTCAGCGTGCTTATGATGAGATACCTCCAATGCCAGCAATGGGTGAGCTTAAATTAGATGACCTTCTAGATAGTCAATATTTTTTCAGTTAAAAAAATTTTTACCTATCCATGCACTAGTGCAATTAGCCGACACCTTATGATTAACCATTAACAAATGAGGTAAACAATGGATAAGAAAAATATTGTTACACCTAAAGGCGTGTTAGTTTTCCCTCACCTAAAATCACCAGACACTAAGTTTGATGAGAATGGTGTGTGGAAAACTGGCTTGCGTCTAGCAGGTGCAGAAGCACAAAAGTTAATCGCTATCATTGATAAAGAGATTGATGAAAGTGTAACAGAAGCTTCTGAAAAAAAATCTAATGTAAAGCGTGGAGCACCACCTTACAAAAAAGATGAAGACAGTGAAGATTATATTTTTAATTTTAAATTAAAGTCTTCAGGTGTCAGACCGAATGGTGAGAAGTGGAAACAAAAACCAGTTCTCTATGATGCCAAAGGAAATCTACTGAACAGTGATGTTCATGTATGGGGAGGAACAACTGGTAAAGTTGCGTTCCAACCAATTAGATTTCATACTGCTATGATTGGTGCTTCAGTAAGCTTACGATTAAAAGCAGTTCAAATCATAAACCTTGTGGAGGGTAGTAATCAGACATCAGCGTCATCGTATGGTTTTGGTGAAGAAGAAGGTTACGTAACGACCCCTGCTGTAACTGAGGAAGTTGAAACTTCGGATGTCAAAGTCGAAGACTTCTAAGTTTAGAAGTGGTTTGGAAGAGCGTATAGCAAAACAGCTTGAAGACTTAGGTGTGGAGTATGACTATGAAACAGAAGTTATACGATACAAAAAACCTGAGAGACTGTCACGCTATACGCCTGACTTTATCTTACCAAATAAAATTTACATTGAAGGTAAAGGACAATTCCTAACTGCTGACAGGCGTAAACACAGATTAATTAGAGAACAGTTTGGAGACAAGTACGACATTCGATTTGTCTTTAGTAACCCTAATCAACGTATCGGTAAAAAAAGTAAAACAAGATACCGAGATTGGTGTGAGCGATATGGTTTCAAATGGGCTCACTTAGAAATACCAAAAGAATGGATAAAAGAAAATGCCAAGAAGTAAAACAGAATACATAGTTATTCATTGCACTGCAACGAGACCATCTCAAGATGTTGACGTAAGAACAATTGATAGGTGGCATCGAGAGAGGGGCTTCTTGAAGGTGGGCTATCATTACGTCTTAACCAGAAGTGGTGAACTACAAAAAGGTAGAGACGAAGATGAGACTGGTGCTCACGCAAAAGGGTATAATCACAAATCAATTGGAGTAGCCATGAGTGGTGGCGTAACTCAGGATGACCACACTATACCTGAAAATAATTTTACTGATGCTCAATGGGATACACTTAAAAAATTACTTACAGATTTAAAAGAAAAATATCCTGACGTAAAAATAATTGGACACAATGAAATATCCGGTAAGGCGTGTCCATCATTCAATGTTCAGGAATGGGCTTTCGATAATGGCTTCATCAAACCTGCTTCAGTAACAACTGAAGAAGAGAAAGAACTTTTAAAAGACAATCGTAAAAAAATAATGGAGGAAGCTTATGGAAGAAAAAAAGAATGACTTTATAAAACATGAACCCTGCCCAAGCTGTGGAAGTAAAGATAATCTTGCTAGATACTCAGACAACTCAGCTTATTGTTTTGGATGTGATTATTCAGAAAAAACAAATGGACAAAAATTTACAACAAATAGAAGACCATCAAAATTGATATCAGGTGTTTATACAAATCTTGAGAAAAGAAAAATATCTCAAGAGACTTGTAAGAAATTTAATTATCAAGTTGGTAAACATGAAGGTAACTCAGTTCAAATAGCAAACTACTATGATAAAAATAATAATGTAGTTGCTCAACATCTACGTTACCCAAATAAAGATTTTAAATGGCTAGGTAATTCAAAGCACATACAACTCTTTGGACAGCACCTTTGGAAAGAAGGTGGCAAGATGCTTGTACTGACTGAAGGTCAGATTGATTGTATGACGATTAGCCAACATTGTTTTAATAATAGATTTGCAGTTTGCTCTATTCCAAGTGGAGTTCAATCAGCACCGAAACATGTAGCAAATAATATTGAGTTCATAGAAAGCTTCGACAGTGTAATCATTTGTTTTGATAATGATGCTCAAGGAAAAGAAGCTAGTGTAAAAGTTGCCAAACTAATATCTCCTGCAAAAGCGAAGATAACTTCTCTATCGTTAAAAGATGCTAACGACATGGTTCTTGCTGGTAAAACAAAAGAATTAGTCGATAGCGTTTGGCAATCTAAAACATGGAGACCAGATGGAATTGTTAGTGCAAAAGAATTATGGTCCGAAGTATTTAAAGAAGATGAAATACCTGCAATAGATTTTCCATTTGATGGATTACAAAAAGCTACAAAAGGTATTCGTTTACAATCTTTAATAACTTTATGTGCTGGTTCAGGTATTGGTAAGTCTACAGTTACAAAAGAAATTGCTTATCACTTACTACATCGTAATCAAACTGTAGGTGTTATTGCATTAGAAGAAAGTGTACGTGAAAGTATTAGAAGTATTCTTGGAATAGCAATTTCTAAAAAATTAAATGATGAAGATGTAAGAAAAGAAATCAAACCAAAAGATATTCAAAAAGCTTATGATGATTTCAATACTCGTTTATATTTTTATGACCACTTTGGTTCACTGAATGGTAACGATATACTTGCAAACATAAGATACTTAGCTGTTGCTTGTAAATGTAAATACATAATCTTAGACCACATCACTATTGTTCTTTCAGGATTAGATGGTGATGATAGAAAAAATCTTGATGTAACTGTAACCAAGTTACGTTCTTTATGTCAGGAACTAAACATAGCCATCATCATGGTAAGCCATCTAAAAAGATTAGAAGGTAATAGAGACCATGTAGATGGAGTTCAAATATCACTTGGTCATTTAAGAGGTTCAGGTTCTATCGCACACTTATCTAATTTATGTATTGGATTAGAACGTAATCAACAAGGTGACAATCCAAATGAGATGCTTGTTCGTATTCTTAAAAATAGATTTAATGGTAAGACTGGTCTTGTAGACACACTACACTACGATGATGAGACAGGTAGAATTGTAAATAGAACTCAACTCTCAGACTTCTAATGACTACATTAATTTTTGATTTAGAAACTAATGGTCTATTGGAAGAACTAAACACAGTTCATTCATTAGTAATTAAGGACCATGATACAAATGAAGTATTTAGTTATGGCCCAAATGAAATATCAAATGGATTAGATAAACTACAATCAGCAGATAAAATTGTTGGTCATAACATTTTAAAATTTGACTTGGCAGCAATCAAAAAAGTTTATCCTGAGTTTGAATATAAGAATGAAGTTGTAGACACTTTAGTTTGCTCAAGACTTATATGGGCTGACATAAAACAAAACGATTTTAAGTTTGCACAAAAGAGTGACTTCCCTATGAAGATGGTAGGTAGACACAGTTTAGCAAGTTGGGGATTTAGAATGGGTATTCTAAAAACTGAATTTGAAACAGACTGGGTGAGCTGGTCTCCTGAGATGCAATTGTATTGTGAACAGGATGTAGAAGTAACACATGAACTTTATAAAAAAATATTAGCTAAGAACTATTCACAAACTGCAATTGATTTAGAACATGAATTTCAAAAAGTTATTATGCTCCAAGAAGAGCAGGGATTTTGTTTTGATAAAAATAGAGCAGAAGCTTTGTATCAAATATTATCTAAAAGAAGAATTGATTTAGAAGAACAGCTACACCAGGTATTTCCTGATTGGGCTGAAGAAGTAGGTGAGTTCATACCTGCAAGAGATAATATAAGACTGGGATATAAAAAAGGTGTGCCAGTTAAACGAATAAAAAAGTTTACTTTTAATCCTGCAAGTAGAGACCACATCGCAAACAGATTACAAGCAATTAGAAATTGGAAACCAAAAGAATTTTCAGCAAATGGTAAACCAGTTGTTGATGAAAAAGTTTTAAAACAATTAGATTATCCTGAAGCAGAAATACTAGCTGAGTATTTAATGATTAGTAAACGTACTGGTCAACTAGCAGAAGGCAATCAAGCATGGCTTAAATTAGAAAAGGAAGGAAAAATTTATGGGCAAGTTATCACTAATGGAACAAATAGTGGAAGATGTACGCATCGCAATCCTAATGTTTCGCAAGTTTGTTCGGTTGATGTACCTTATGGTAGAGAGTGTCGTTCTTTGTTTACTGCTCCTGCTGGGTATAAGCTTGTTGGTGTTGATGTTTCTAGTCTCGAATTATCTTGTCTCGCCCATTATGTCAGCCCTTACGACAATGGTGAGTTCATTAGAGAAGTTACTTCAGGGGATTTACACTCGCTTAATCAGAAACGTGCAGGATTAAAAACTAGAAAACAAGCTAAGACTTTTATTTATGCTTTCTTATATGGTGGTGGTAATGCACGTATAGGTGAGATTATAAATGGAACTGAAGAAGAAGGTAGAAAAGTTAAAGAAAGATTTTTAAAAAACACACCTGCTCTCAGAATAGTACAACAAAAAGTAAAAACAAAAGCAAGACAACAAGGTTTCTTAAAAGGATTAGATGGTAGAAGATTAGACCATAGGTCTCTTCATTCAGCATTTAATTTATTGCTACAATCAGCAGGAAGTATAATTGTTAAACAAGCAACAATTACACTGCATAAAGAATTAGAAGCAAAAGGTTTTACGTATGGTGAAGACTGGTCAATGGTTGCACACATACATGATGAATTTCAATTAGAAGTTAAAGAAGATTTAGCAAATGAAATAGGGCGAATAGCTGTTCAGTGTATCAAAGATACACAGGAGGTGTTCGGTTTTAGATGTCCTTTAGATGGAGAATACAAAGTTGGGGGTAACTGGGCTGAAACACATTAATGGCAAAATACAACAACGACAAAAAATTTGATGTCGATTTAGAATATGGACAGCAACGAGAAAAAGAAATTGCTAACATATTAGAAAAAGGCAAACTTGAGGTAAAGTCGGAGAGAAGTTGGTGGTGGAGAACTAAAAATATTGCCATTGAAATAGAAAGCTATGGGATGCCTTCAGGTATCAAAACAACAAAAGCTAAATACTGGGTGCAATGTTTATGTAAAGGTGCAGAAACTTATGCCAGTATTATTTTAAAAGTATCAACTCTAAAAAGACTTTGTAAAAAATATAAAGAGAACACAAAGATGGTGGGAGATAACAAAGCTTCCAAAGTAATTCTAATACCACTTAAAGAAATATTAATTTATGACGAAGAAGTTGCCAAAGACAATTGATGTCGGACCATTTAAAATTGAAATACAGATATTACCTTCAGCCATTGCATATGAAGGTAATGAAGAAGGTAGCTTTCAATCAAGACAAAGAATTATTTATATTGCTGAAGATATAGTTGAACGAGGTGGAGAAGATTTAATTAATGTTCTTATCCATGAATTGTTACACGTAATTTACTATCAATATAATTTATCAAATTCTTCTTCTGAAGAAGATGTAGTTAATTCAATGGCAAATGGATTAACTGAACTGCTGACACGTACTGCCCTTTTAGAAACAATCAAAAAATTAAAGAGGTAAAATGATTGACTACAATAATAGAACCATGCTGGTTGATGGTGATATCATTGCCTATATGTGCTCTACTCAAATGGAAGAGCCCATCAAATGGGATGATGACACTTGGACACTTCACGCTTCAGAAAGCAAAAGTATCGACAAGTTATGGGATACGATAGAATACTATCGAAACATTCTTTACTGCAAACATGTTGTTGTTGCTTTATCTAGCAAAACAAATTTCAGAAAGAAAATATATCCACTGTATAAATACAGTAGAAGAAATAATCGTAAGCCATTAACTTACTCACCACTATGTGATTTTATTCGTAAGGAATATACAACTTATGAAAAGAAATATTTAGAAGGTGATGACGTTCTTGGAATACTAGCAACTTCAGATATTGTTAAAGGTGACAAAGTTATCTTAACAAAAGATAAAGACTTAAGAACTATTCCATCTACCATTTGGTTTATGCAAGGTGATGATTACGAAACTATAAGTGAAGAAGATGCAGACTATAATCATATGGTTCAAACACTTATGGGTGATACCACAGATGGATATTCAGGTTGTCCAACAATTGGAAAAGTAACTGCTAATAGATTACTGAAACCACATAAAGGTAATAAACAAGCTATGTGGGATGAAGTAGTGAAAACTTTTAATAAGCATAACTTAGATAAAAAGTATGCACTTCTCCAAGCAAGACTATCAAGAATAATTAGAACAACTGACTACAACTTTGAAAGAAAGAGACCAATATTATGGAAGCCAAACTAACAAAAGATTTTATCAATATAGCTTTAGACATCGTTACAGGTGAACGACAAATTAAACATGGAGATAAAATTAGAAATCATTGCAACATAGCTTCAATGTGGTCTTCATATCTTGGTAAAGAAATTACAGCTAGAGATGTAGCTTTAATGATGGCTCTTCTTAAAATTGCTAGAACAAAAACTGGTTCACATAATGATGATGATTATGTGGATGGTATTGGTTACATGGCAATTGCAGGTGAAATTTCTGAAGACAATGCAGATTTAGAACCACAGCAATTAAAGTTGTTTGAATAACCGACACCATAAAGACAATGCCTGAAGACAATAAAGACGAAAAACCCATTCCTCCAATCGACAAGTCTTTACTTCAGGCATTGGATGACTTGTTTCCTGAACAATCGGCTGAGGTTGATTGGAACATGAACCATGTAATGTTTAAAGCTGGTCAAAGAAGCGTAATACGTTTTTTACACAGTAAATATAATCAACAACAAGAGGAGATAGAATAATGTGTTTAGGTGGTGGTGGCGGAGGTGGAAGTCAGCAAGAGAATAAATCTCAGACAACTGAAATCCCTGCTAGAAAAATGAATAAACAAGGTGCACCTGAAGACGCTGAAGGCGAGATAGGTACTAAAACTGAAGAAGATGCAATCGACAGTAAGAAAAAAGGTCGTAAAGGTCTTAGAATACCACTTGCTACAGGAAGTTCAGGCGTACAAGTAGAATAATTAAATCATGCAGTATGACCAAGAGAATACTGCTCAAGCAAGATATTCTCAATGTATATTGGATAGAGAACTCTTTTTAGATAGAGCAAGGGATAGTTCAGAATTAACTATACCAACTTTGTTTCCTCCAAGTGGTTACAATAGCTCAACGAAATATCCGACACCTTATAACTCTATTGGTGCACGTGCTGTAAATAACTTAGCATCAAAACTATTAATAGCTTTACTTCCTCCCAACGAACCATTCTTCAGATTAAAGATTGATGAGTATGCGTTAAAAGATATGAACGCTGACCCTGATATCAAAACCGAATTAGAGAAAGCATTATCCGGCATTGAAAAAGCTGTGATGATGGATATTGAAACTAATGCTGATAGAGTGGCAATCTTTGAAGCACTCAAACATCTTATAGTTGGTGGTAATGTTTTATTATTTGTAAGTGAACAAGGTGTAAGAGTTTTTGATTTAGCAAGATATGTAGTGAAACGTGACCCAATGGGTAACATTTTAGAAATCATTACAAAAGAAACTGTTGCTCACAATGTGCTTGATGAGAAAATAAAACAAGCAATTCAAAGTCAACTTAATGGTGAAGAAAAGAATTGTGATATTTACACTCACGTTAAAAGAGCAGGTAAAAAGTTTTTTGTTTACCAAGAAATAAAAGGAATAAAATTACCTGATAGTGAAGGTTTATTTGATGTAGAAAAAAGCCCATACATACCACTAAGATGGAATAGACTTGATGGTGAAAACTATGGAAGAGGTATGTGTGAAGAATATCTTGGTGACATACAAAGTTTAGAAAGTTTAACAAAAGCAATTGTTGAAGGTTCAGCAGGTGCAAGTAAAATGTTATTTATGGTTAGCCCTAATGGTTCAACAAGGGCTCATAAAATTGCACAATCACCTAATGGTGCAATCATAGAAGGAAGTGCAAATGATGTATCTGTACTTCAAGCAAACAAGTTTCAAGATTTTAGAGTGGCCCAAGAAACTATTGGTCGAATAGAACAAAGATTACAAATGGCTTTCATGCTCAACGCTTCTGTTACCAGACAAGCAGAAAGAGTTACAGCAAGTGAGATATCATTTTTAGCAAAAGAATTAGAAGATAGTTTAGGCGGTGTCTATTCTATCTTAAGTGTAGAGTTTCAACTTCCATTTGTTGCAAGAAAAATTGCAATGATGGAAAAGAAAAAACAATTACCTAAACTTCCTAAAGGTATTGTTAGACCATCAATCATTACTGGTCTCGAAGCATTAGGTAGAGGGAATGATAAAAATAAAATTATTTCTTTTCTCACTACTATTGGCAATGTGCTTGGACCTGAAGCATTAAAACAATTTGTAAATGTTTCAGATGCAATAACACGTCTTGCTACTGCTGAAGGTATAGACCCTGATGGATTGATAAGAACACAGGAAGACATAAACGCTGAACTACAACAACAACAATTGCAACAGGTCGCTCAAAATATTGACCCTCAACAGGTTCAACAATTAGCAAACCAAGTTGCACAACAAACACAAGGATAATTATATGGTAGAAAGTGTAACAATTAAGAACGCACAACTTACACCTGAACTTGGACAGCAAGGCATGGAAGCACCAGCCGAACAGCCAATTTCAGATAAACCTAGTTGGCTTCCAGAAAAATTTAAGTCAGGTGAAGATTTGGCTAAAGCTTATTCAGAATTAGAAAAAGCATATTCAGGGAGAAATCCAACACAAGAAGAAACACCAACACCTGAAGTAACTAAGGAAGCTGTTGAACAACAAACTGGAATGAGCTTAGACCCATTCTATGATGAGTTTGCAGAAACCGGTTCTCTATCAGAAGAGAGTTACGATAAACTAAATGAAAGTGGTTTATCAAAAGAATTA